GTGTCCCCACACGGAGGCGGCTGCCTCCAGCGCCAAAGACTTGCCGGTGCCTGACTCAGTGGATCCGCAGTGGAACGTCATGCCGTAGATACCCGTGAAGCGCATCAACGGAGCGCCTGCTCCGGCCAGCAAAATTGCCAGATGCCGGTAGAGTTTTTTAGCAATCAACAAGTTGACAAAATTGCGCCACGCCTCAATGGTGCCCGTGGGCTTGGTGTTGTGCACCAAGTTCTCCAGCCCCGGCATGGGCAGCGTTAAGGGTGGTTTATGTGCAGAGTAGATCTTGCTGGCATACACGAACGTATTGTCTGGCTGCCAGCCGTACGCTGAAGGCACCTTGACGGCCACCTTGTTGGTGCTGGCCTGTTCAACGCAAGCGCGCACGTAGTCAAAGAGATTCTTGTCGTTGCCCGAACCCCAGGCAGCGAGGATGTTTTGTTCGGCCAAGGCCTTGGTGCACTCATCTTTGCTGACCATGGCTTTTTGTGGCACCGTGACGTTGACCGCACCCTCGTTGGGTTTGAGCGCCACCATGTGTACGATGTGCGCGTTTTGCTGGTTGAGAATGTCCACCACAAACAAGTCGTAAGGCAGCAGCATGATGTCGTGGCGCGACTCGTTGCCTTGTTTGTCGATCTCTGTCTTGGTCATAAAGATACCGCCCTTGGCGCCGTAGCTGTATCCCCGTGGGGGCAGCGGGCGCTGGATGACATGTGGCGCTTCATCCTCGACCTGGACCTCGACTTCTTTGGCAGTGCTCTCGACGTTGGCTACGCGCCCCAGTGCCAGGGGGTTTGTGATCTTGCCGAAGTGTGGGCACTTAGTACACAGCCCAGGGTTCTCACTCTCAAACTTGACGCATGGGTATGGCCCGCGAATTTCTCGCAGCTTTTGGTTCATGCGGTTTTCTTCATACGGGTGTAGATCACTGAGCCATTTCGCTGCTTTTTGCCCATCCACACAGACTTTGGCGATTGACAGCCAACCACGCCACAGCGGCTCCATGCCGTCGTCCGCCGCGTTCTCCACATAAGCGCGCAGTTGTTCGCAGCCCGTGCCTTGTTTGGTTCGTAACAAAATTTGTTTGAACCGTGTCTCGGTATTCTCAAACAGCTTGATCGCGGTCGCTGTCGGTGGTGCCTTGGGCTTTGTTCCTGGCAGCGCCACGGCTGTGGCTGTGCTGACAATGGGCGTCTTGTCCTGCAGCTCGGCGTCAATAGCGGCAGCAAGCACGTCAAACTCAAAGATGTCTCCCGCCGTGAGGAACTGCACCTGCCTGGGCGTGACGTACCGCTCTTTAAAGTTGAACGTCCCTGGCACGCGCAAGACCCGAGCGGCATCCGCCGTGACGGTCATATCAATGGACAGCTTGTGCTGTCTGCACAGGCGCTTGAACTTCTCTGCAACGGGCTTCCAGTCGTCGATCTTGACGGCTTCACGCAAAGGCCAATAGCAGTGCAGCCCACCGCCTGAACCAACCACCCACGGCAGTCCCAGCGTGTCCAGGCCAGTAGCCTCAAGGAACGCGTTGAGTGCGTGTGCTGCCTGCTTCTTGGATGCGTACCCGTCCATGTCAATGAAAAGAGAACGTATGTAGCGCGCATTGCCTGCAGTGCGGCGTTTGGTTTTGAGCGTCTTTACTACCGGGTCGAAGGTAGCCAGCGCAAAGTACGTGTTGTATCTCTTACCAACCCAGGCGTCTATAGGTGCAAGTACTTCTCCAATGCTTTCAGCAAATACGTGGTCTTTTCTTGTTGTTGATAGCTCTGTCGTGCAATACAGCCCGTATTCCGGGGACGGCAGAACTACCGCGAGGAATTCCTGCGGTGTCATGGCGCTCCTGAATTTTTACGGGAATAAACGCAGTTGGCGTGGGTCTTCTTCTTGAGAAACATCACGCTTCTCAAGTAACCGAGCTAAAAGATCTTCAACTTCTTTTGGCGTCAGCTTGGTAATTTGCGCACTCACGTACGGCAAGTTGCGCATGATTTCATCCACAGTCAGGGATTCAAGTCGTACACCCGGCATATTTCTCTCCACGCCTCGTCGGCGGTTGGTTTTGCTTGAAGAATTCGCAGCATTGTGTCGGCACGGTGCTGGTACGCAGGGAAGATGTCTCCCCCTTCAAACCAGTTGTAGACAGTCTGGCGGGTTACGCCGAGTGCTTTGGCCACACGCAACACTGAAAAGTCACGATAAACACACCACCGACCCAGCTGGTTGCCCAGTGTCTTGGGTGCGTTGGCGATTCGCTCAATTGTTTTTTCTGAGTAAGGCATTGTTTTAGGTGAGTCAGCCTCAGCGCAACCTGAGGTTATTGCTTTTCCCAAGCTTCAGGAGGTAGTTCAGCTCACGGCGCATGCCGCTGACTCGTTTTAATTAGTAGCGGGCGCGAGACGCAACGTCGTTTATGTAACGCGCTGCACTCTCTGCGTGTTCGCGCACCTGAGTGCGCCCGCCGCCAGGAAGCACCCAGCCTTCAGGCAAAGTCGTACCACGAAAAACTTGTTCGTAGGCGTAGACAATGCGGCCTGTGCCAATCCTGATGTCACTTGGATGATCGAAACGAAAGTGTGAGTCTTTGCTCATGTTGTTCTCCTTGATTTAATTACTCGTCGTCCCAATCCGCCACGACAGCGGCCAGGGATTTCTTGGTGGGCACTGCGCTGGGTTTATCGGTAGCCTTCTTGACCACCGGCTCGCTGTCATCGTCCTCCACGATCTCAGCTTTTGCTGCCTTCTTGGCCTTAGGCGCAGGCGGCGGAGCCTCTTCCTCTTCTTCCTGCTTAGGCGCTGCCTTGGGCTTGCTGCCGCTGATGGCCAGCGGGGCAGGCTTGGTCACACCATCTTGTGTTGCCACGTTGAGCAGCACTGCGTTGGCCGCCGCAGGGGTCTGGCCTTGCGTTTGCGCGGTGCTGAATTCGTCATCGGTGAGCCAGCGCATGGCCTTGAAGAACAGCTTGGGGCTTTCCGACTTGGTGTCGAACTTCATGCGGGTGACCACCATGCTGGGGTCCACGCCTTGCGCAACGAGCCAGCGCGCATACGCCTGCAGCGGACGGTTCTCGCCTTCTTCCTTGCCAAAGATCGACGTGGCCGGGAGCGCAAGCTGCAGCACATCGCCCTCCATGTCATCCGCCAGAGTCACTGCCAGACGTTGCTGGTAGCGGCATGCCCGAGACTGCCCTTGTCCCGAGCCAGCGATGTTTTGTGGGCAGCCCTGGCAGGTGGCGTTCTGTGGCTTGGCTGCCTTGGGGTCTGGCTTGTCGCCGTCGTTGCTCCAGCAGTCAGGGCCTGCAGGGCTGTCCGGGTTGTAAGACGACATGTAGAACGTGCGCGCCACCTTGGGTGCAGCCTTGACGATGACCACGTCCAGATACCGCTCCTCAACGGCTGCAACTTCCTTGCCGCCAGCGATCAAACGAAATACACCGCCTTTGATACTGACGCGTTTGCCAGAGGCAACTGCGCCGCCACCCGTCAACGCCTTGGCGATGTCGGACAACTCAGCCTTCTTGGCAAAGGCAGGCACTTGGGACGGATTGAACAGAGCTACGTTGCTCATTTAGCTTCTCCTTTTAAGAACATGTACATGGCACCGGCGACGTTGATGAACACGTCGAGATCCGGTTTGGTTTCCATCAGTTGAAAATATGCAAGCGCCCGGTTGATGGATTCCAGACGCAGCTCGAACTCACTGATCATTTGCTTGGTTTCCTCACAGAGATCTCATACTCTGCATTGGAGTTGAGGCCTGGCGGAACGATGCCAGGGTTATCGTCGAGGAACGTCTTCATGTTCCCCTGGTGGATGCGCTTCTCGTAAAGATCCAACGCATCGTGCTCCACAACAAACTTCTTGAACGAATCCCAGTCGTTCGTCGCGTAGCGGGTCTTGACGGCCAACACAACGGTGCCTTGCGGCGTGTTGACACTGGTAACGCCCAGCGCCTGCATCTGCGCTTTCATGGCGTCTTTGAGGGCTTCTTGCTGTTCCTTCAGGGCCTCGACCTTGTTGTCGTAGTCCTTGGTCAGCGCGTCGATCTCAGCGCGGATGCGCCGGTAGATCTTGGCCAGCCGGTCCAGCGGGATGGGGTCATCAGTACTCATTGCTTCTCCTTTTCTTTTGTCTAATATTTGACATCATACACAGCTTCGTTTTGATTGCAACCCCCTTTCAGGACTTTATTTCTTGGTTGAACATCTCGATCAGCATGGAGTGATCGTTTACTTTTTGTTTGAGCGCGCTGAACATCTTGCGCTCGATGGGGCTCGACTGAATGTGCACCACCGTCACCTTGTCGGAGTCCTGGCCTTTGCGGTCTGCGCGGGCGATGCACTGGGTGTACTGCTCCACGCTCATCAAGGGGCCGTAGAACACCACCGTATCGGCGGCAGTTAGGGTTATCCCGTGGGCTGTGGCTTGGGGCTGCATCACCAGGACGCGCGGCGCTGGCTCAGTTTGAAACCTGCGGATGATGTCAGCGCGTTTGGAGGCGGGCACGTCTCCCTGGATGACCTCGGAGGCGATACCCTTTTTGAGCAGGTGCGTGTGTATGGAGTCGATGCTGGAGCGAAACAGCGCGAAGATGATGACCTTGCGTGAGGTCTCCTCCAGGATCTCCTCCAGCACCGACAGCCGGGGCGTTGCGTCAAACTCAACGACTTCTTTCTCGTCCGTGTATGCAGCGCCGCACGAGATCTGCAGCAGCTTGCTGACGCCGGCAGCGGCGTTGACCGCGCTGATCGTCTCTCCGGCAGCCTGGACAAACATCTTGTCTTTGAGCAGGTTGTAGTACTTGACCTGCTGCGGGGTGAGCTGCACCTCACGCACCATCGTGACAACGGGCGGCAGGTCGAGACACTGTTCTTTGGTGTAGCGGATGGCAGGCTGCAGCGCAGCGTGCACAAGTTCAGCGGCGTTGGGTTTGGGTGTCCACTTGAACATGCTGATCTTGAGCATGACCTGGTCACGCCACGCCGTGAAGAACCGAGGCACGCCGTCTGGGTTGACGAGCTTGGCCAGGCCGTAGGCATCAACGGGTGACTGCGAAGCAGGTGTGCCCGTCATCATCCACAGGTGCGTGTTGGGCTTGATGATGGAGGCAAGCGCCTTCCAGCGCTTGGTGCTGACGGTCTTGTATGCGTTGGCCTCGTCCACAATCACCAGATCAAAGCGCCCGTCGTTGACGACTTCATCGGCGATCAAGTTCAAGCCTTCATAGTTACTGATGACGAACTGATAGTCCTGCTGGATCATCTCAATTCGACGCGCTGCTTGCGGGTGGTGGGCAATGATGGCGCTGCGGTGAATGATGGAGTTGTTCAAGTCCTGCATCCAGGCCGACTGCATGATCGACAGTGGACACAAGATAAGGCAGCGCCGAACTTCACCGCGTTGCATCAAATAATCTGCAGCCCAGAGCGCGGAGAGTGTCTTGCCTGTACCCGGCTCGGAAAACACAAACGCACGGCGGTGCAGCGTGAGGAACGCTGCGGTGTCGATCTGGTGCTGCATGGGCTTGTATCGCCCAGGCCATTCGTAGCGGCCCGTAATTGGTGAGGGCACATCCTTGACGCCCAGGTTCTTGAGCACACGCGCTTCATCAAGACCCCAGTAAACGGCGATGTCATACCCGTCATCCTCCCGAGGAAAGACTTTGTGCTTGGGGATGACGCTGTACTTGTGTGGATTGCGAGTCTTAAATAAAAGTGCCTTGTTTTCTACGATCTGCATTGCTTCCCCGTTTATTTGTTATCGGCGCGATTGGAACTTTTGCTGCGCATTCGCAAGTTTGATTTGGTTGACGTACCACCTGAACGCATAGGCTTGATGTGGTCTACATCTTTGCCGTCTCCCTTGTGCGCAAGCCCTGCCTTGACCATCATGCGCCGCGCCTTGACGCGCTCTGCGGTCTTCTTGATTTGCTCGGGTTTGCCTTGGTAGTTCTCGTATTCCAATTTGTAGTTGCGTGCCATGATGGGTTCCTTTCTTTAAATTGCGTACGTTGTTACGACTTCTTTGGCTCTTGCGCAAGCATCTCCAACACATCTCTGAGCGGAGCTAAACCTCTAACAAGTGTTCTCATCTTGACTTGATACCCCCGCACTAAAATCATCCCGTTGTTGCAAGAAGCGGTGTTAAAGCGCTGCGCTATTTCTTTGTATGTTTTGCCCTGCTCACGCATGTATGCCGCATAGACGCGCTTTTCAAATGCGCGCTTTGATATTTCTTCTTGCTTGAGTGACTTCATTTCAGCGTTTTGAATTAAATGGACAGCTCCTGACGGGGCACCAACCGCACAGCGGCGACGAAGTAGGGTTCCAAACATCATGCGCATATGCAGCCTCAAGGCGTGCTACACGTTCTCGGTATTTCCACCACTCATCTTGCGCTTCTCCTCGCAGCATGGAGTGTTTGACCATGTCATCTTTGACCAAGAAGACCAGCGCGGATTTAACTTGGCGTATGTGAGGGAAGTGCGTGAAGACCATCAACGACATCAGCACAAGCTGATCTCTGTCGGGATACTTATTGTTGCCCGTCTTCCAGTCCACCACCCGCGCAGTCAGGTTGTCGTCGTTGATGATGAGCAGGTCCGCGATGCCGCGCACCCAACGGTTGGGGTCGCCGAACTCACAAGGGTTCAAGTCCTTAGTCACACCCATCTCATGCTCAAACAACTTGCGCCCAGGCTTGGCAAGCAGCGCATCCACCACCGGCTTGAACTGCTTGAACTCTGACGGGATGGGCGTATTCAATTTGCCGTAGTCCTCGATGGCCTTGTGCACCTGTTTGCCGTAGCGTGTGCTGTCGTTATCGACAAACGGGTAGTTGTTGAGCACCTTGACTTCGTGGTAGCGCTTAGCGCAACCCTCAAAATCTTTGAGTGCCGAGTGTGACCAAGTGATGGGTTTCATTCAAACTTCGCAGTGCGTATTGCTTGACTCAGGCGGTTGGCAAACTGTGTGACAAAGCGTTCGTCGTAGCACAACGGGTCGTGCATGTCATGCAAGATGGCATGAACAAGCTCATGCCAGAAGACCACATTGATTTCGTCTGCATCGAACCGCCGTCCCGATGTGTTGCTGCGTGTGGCCAGCTCAATCTTTTTGTCGTCGTAGAACACGCGACCCATTTCGGCCCTGCGCTTCATGGTCTCGACGATCTCGACTGAGTACATCTTGCTGCCCACGCGTATCTTCTTTGGTAGTTGTGGTGTTTTTCTCGTAGCCACGCCGCTTCTCCTTCATAATTTCTAGGGTGTGATGTAGGTATCTGGACTCCGCCCCTAGCTGCAGAGTCTTTTCTTGTGCTGCGCTGAAGTCGCCATCCACGCACAAGTCGTGTATGTCTTTGGCAAACCGCTCGATTTTGATGAGCGGCAGTGCGTAGTCAATGATGT